CATAATAGGAAGAATGCCGGTACTACCTTAATTAACGTTGAAGACATTATAAAGGATATAGACGAGTTGATGGATATCATCAACCATCGATACAAGGTCAATACCATACCTACTAGAGGTAGAAAGGTATTGCAGTCTGCAATGAACGCTACTACCATGGCTAGTCTCACACTGGTATCTCTTGCGTCTATGCCAGAGTTTCTTACCGCTACAGCATTAGGAACTAAAAACCCTGCTAAGTTTGCGACAAATATTCTTGGAGCATCTACCTTTGCCGTTCTACGTGGCTTAAACGGTATGCACAAGCTGTTAACTGGGAAGGCTATGAAGGGGTACTTCAATCCTAAGACTAGGATGGGAAAGAGAGCGGCCATGCTAAGGCAGTTAGGATTGTACGATCTAGCTAACTTAGGAGAGGCTGCAGCTCAACGATATGTTGGGCCCAGTTTTATTAAAGCTGGTGTAGGATCAACTGGTAATTCGTTCCCGATTAAAGCATTATACAGGCTGTACGGTCTTGGAAACCTAGAGAAAGGAAGGTTCAGGGCAAGACAAGTTAGGGCCATGCTTAACATGGACGTGTATTTCGAGGTTACAGCTTTAACGACCATGACTCAGATGCAACAGTTAATGGCGTTAACTAACCTCAACCAGAATATAGTAGCTGATGCTAAGGCATTGTCGAAAGCTAAGAGAGGTAAGGGTTTTAAATTAGATTCTACCGTAGCTCAAATCAAGAGCAATCTCAAATATCTTGGACTAAGCAACAGTGAAATAAATGAGTTAGTAAGGTGGTATGATGCTGGCCATAGACAGATACATGACGTACCACCAGAGTTTAAATTAGATTTGGCTGGTCCAGCACATAGGTTTGTTCAGTCTGTTGTTACATTACCGAGCGAAGGTAGTTTACCCAAGGTATTTAGAGATCCTAGGTTTGCACCGTTCTTATTGTTCAAATCTTTCATTACGACATTTGCTAATACCTTCATAAATACTATAGCTCAACGAGTTAGGTTTGCCGAAGGTAAGGGCGTTTCCAAGAAGTATCAACAGAGCAAGCAAATAGCTGGCATGTTTGGAACCGCCGCAGCCATGTACGGTGCTGTACAGTTTGCTCAGGCGATAGCATACCTTATCAAGTATGGCGAAGATGAAGACCCGTGGGAAGAAAAGGCTCCAGATTGGGCCAAGTTTATACAAGATTTCGAAAGAACAGGTTTGATGGGCCCATTAGGATCTGTTGCAGTACAAATAGGAACACCTAACTATTGGTCTTGGCAAGGTAAGGATCCCTATGATGATATGCTTGATTATATTATAGGTCCGATGGGTAAGCAATTTAGAAACATAGGTAAAGCTGGAGCTGATGTGGCTCAGGGTAAAGAACTTGATCTTGAAGGTAGACTTGCTAGAGCCATACCTCTTACTAAATCTAAACCTATACGTGAAGCTTTGGGCGCGGATCCGTATTATACGAAAGATAAAAAGGGTAAGCTAATAAGAAAACGAACTCTTGAAAAAAGAGAAGAAAAGAAAGCAGCAACAAAGGAAGCTAAACGACAGAAACTACTAGACTCTATTACTAACGATGCTGCAAAAAGAATAAAACTGTCTAAGGATCAGATAGTTGATATGGATCGTCGTGAACTAGACAAGCACATGCGTACTAAACTTGGGTTTAACCCTGATGGTCGCAAGTCTAAAGCTAGTATGATTAATCAGTATCTAAAATCTCAAGGGGCAGATCAGAGTAGCTTCCTCAAGAGCGAAGAAAGTGAGTCATACAAGCGTAAGCATGAGGCTTTACAAAAAGTTAGAGAGAGCGCGAAAGAGAGGTACAAGGGTATGACTGCTGATGAGAGAAGAAAGGAATATCTCTCCACCAACAGCATGAGCAAGAAAGAATTCGATGAATATGTCGAGGTAGAGTTTGGTATATTATTGGATGGAAGAAAATCCAGAGATGATATGAACAAACAGTTTCATGAAGTAACAAAAGGATGGCTTAAGAATTAGATCGGGGCTCCGCAGAGAAAGCGTCCTCTCCCTGCGTAAATATTTGCGTCGAGTCCCCGATCACCTTATGTAACGCTTTTTACCGATAATATACATCCAACAGGTATAGCAGTTATAGAATAATATTCTTCTTCAGAATATGTGGAAGCTATTTTTATAACTTTAGCATCATTATGAACTATCCAACCAACCTGTTTTACTAGTTTAGGATTCACATTATCTTTGGTATCCCAATCAGCGGAAGAGACTGTATCTACCCAATCTACGTAAACTAATTTAAAAATAAAATCGTCACTTTCTTCTTTATTCATGGAGAGAACCATATCCCCGCTATAAAATACACCAATAACAACAGTTTACTGATGTAGATTATAGCGGCGTAAGTTGATGGTTTCAGCGTTGTTAGGTTGTATCTGTAGTGTTTGTCGTGTTGTTGTTACTTTCATCATGTCCGTCTCCACATTCCGCAGCGTCTCCAGTACATACATCAACGCCACCAGTTGTTTGACCAACCTCTACGCACCCTGTTACAACAAACATTAAACTGAACACTAAAAACAAGCACACCTTACTCATATTCTTCACCTACAAGTTTTCTGTATTGAAAAGAAAAGGAATCTTCATCTAATCTTACGTTTAATGCGCAACCAGATGCTATTACGATTCCTACTATTACTACTGCTATTGCTAGATATTTCACGACTTTTTACCTCTTCTATTACTGCATGATCTCTGTATTCTTCCGTTTTAAAAGGTCCCTTACAACATAAGTATGTTTGTTTACCGCTTATTAACATAAACCAATATGTTTTATTTTCTCTGTCTCCCATAGAATATCTTTCTACACTATAATCTGTTCCTTCTATTAGATTTCGCATTTATCGCCGGCACAGGCCAACTCTTGTGTTGCGGTGGTGTTATCAGATTCTTCTGATAGTAGCGACCAATCAATTTCAACAGGAGTTTTCTTGAGTAGTACTTTATATTCCGCAGCGGTTATATCCTCGTAAGGGGCGGCTTGATATATATGACCTTCGTCAGCACTTGGTAGAAAACTGACTCCACTCATTATATCAAAATTAGCCCATACCCAAGATCCTACTTCTGGCCACTCTTTTTCATTAACATAACACGTCATGCTTGGTTTGTGTTCGCACCAGGAAATAGCAAACTTCTTCCACAGCCCCAGTTGATATATCGGGTTTATCTCCTTCCTTGTTATTGCGCTTTTTGGTGATTTCCTTGGGAATTCAAACACATAGGCATTATCGTTATACGGATCTGTTATGTATTGAATTCCTTGATCTATAAGAGTTTTCGATAAAGGATCCTTTTTATCGTTGCGTACGCGGCGGATATAGTATTCGCTGTAGCGAGGGTGAATACCGCTAGCAGAATCAGTAAGCTGAGAAACGGTACCAGAAGGCTTAACGCAAGTAATAGCAGCAGCTGGATTAATACCGATATTCTTTGCCCATCTTTCATTGATCTTGATCGCATGGTTTTTTAATTCCTCTAACTGCTTTGGTTCGCTCTCAAGTAGGTAAGGACAATCGTATATACCAGTTATACTAACTCCTAACAATGCTTCTTCTTCTGTATTCTTTTTCCACTTACTTGATAGGTATCTGAAATTAGTTAACGAAGCCTGCAGAGTTCCCAATATAGTAGCAATCTCTATTTTATTCAACAAAGACATTTTAGTATCGTCAGGTCTTGCTACTACTTCAGATAAATTGCAGAACTGATTCGGGCGTAAAATTATTTCTGAACACGGGTTCGTCCCGAAGTCATAATCTGTGTCTCTTCTTTCTGGAGACATGTTCTTGCACGCCTGTCTGTTGAATATACCTCTCTCTCCACTGCGAGACTCGTACAGTGCAGACCATTCTCTCATGTAAGCGCCAACGTCTGGACGCTCCGTGTAACAAATAGAGTTGTTAGCTAAACCCCTTTGTGGGTTGTCAACAGGCCACTGACCCATTTTAGCATCGCGCATGCGTCCATCAGAATGATTACTTAGAGATATCTCTGCTGTGCGCCTAACTCCACCAACAACAACAGCTTCTCCAATGTAGTTCATAATGTCATGACATTCTATAGATGTAAGCTCTCTTCCGTGAGCTTTTTTAATCACCCCTACAGTAACCTTGAATAATCTATCTAATGGTTCTGGCCCAGAAGCTCTACCACCGAATGTATTGAGTGGCTTACCTGCTGCCCTAATCTTGGACAAATCCCAAGACGGTATAGAACCGCTGAACAACATCGATATTAATTCTTTGTATGCAGATGCCCAACCGATCTTGCTATCTCGAACCGTTATAACTGTATCACTAAGGTGTAACGTTTCTGCGACTTCTGGAAGTTCACATATATACTGCCGTTCTACAGAAAAACCAACGCCCACACCGCACATAAGTATGTACAACGTTTCATCAAACGCTCTCAAACTGTTGATTGGCAAGTATGAGCAGTTATATCCTGCTACGTTATCTCTTTCTAACGCCTTGCCAGCCGTCATAAAAGCGCGCATAGATGGCATAACCTCTAGATTGTAAATAGAATCATAAACTCTTTTAGGAATTTTAATATCTAAATGAAGTTCAAAAAAAGTAATGTATCTACTAACTGTTTCTGCCCAGTTTTCTCTCCTGTTTTTACCAGGTAAATACCTAGCATACCTACTCTTGTGAATATACTGTTGGTAGCTATCCATTAAGATCTTTCCATTTATCTGAGGAAGTCCAAGGTTTTTCTACATTATACAGATATGGATACTTCTTCTTTTGTTGATTCCTTGACAGTCTCCAAATACAGTTTCTAGAAACTTCAGGAAACAATGGAGCAAATATGGTAGAAACATAATTACTGTCGTAATATTCTTTCATCTTCTCCATGAGCGATAACTCTTCTTCGGTCATGAGTGGTTTTATATCTCTTTGAGATGCGAAGGTTCCGTATCTGGCCTCGATATTAAAACCAATATCTTCTATTACGGCTCCTAACGCTTGATGTCTTATTTCGTTTACGTGGTTACCTGCTGCACCAACCTTTGGATCCCAATTTGGAGTGCTTAGAAATATAACAGAATCATCAAAATCTGGCCCATTATCTTGAAAGCGTAACATATCGTACATCTTTTCTAGCATTCTTCTGCTATGACCCGGCTCTACATGTTCAATCACTTCAAAACAAACAATAATGTTAGGAGCCGAGTCAAGCGTCATTAAATCCAATTCGCAAATATCCATTTTGGATATCAAATTGGTAGGTTTCCAATTAGCGTTCTCAAACATTGCCGGCATCTCAAGCTTTGAGACATCAACAGCGGTGTATGTCTTGGGCGTTGTTCTGTTTACATATAGCGTTCTTGCAAGAGGAATCTCTTTGCCTGGTCCTATATCCAGGATATTAGCATTTTTATAACGGTTTTTACGTCGGAGATACATAGCCACATGGCTCCATCTTAAGCAATGGGCTATGTAATCCCGATGTAAAATCCCACGTTCTTCTGCTTTATCCAACGATAAGAAAGTCTTATCGATAGAGCGACCGTGAGCATTTGCCACTAGAATGGCACATCATCATCTAATGGGGAAAATGTAGGTACTCCACCACCAACGCCATCACCTTCAGATATAAACTGAAGATCTTTCAAGGAGCAGGTAACACCTTTGTTAGTTCCAGCGATGAACGGACGGAATACAATGTGAGCTCGACATATAGATCCATTGTGTACAGACTCTGGATTTAACTCACCTCCCACTCTGCTTACTATCTTTGGTTTGAACTTTGTTTTAGCTTTCAATACCCAACGACCAGCAGACCATTCCTTACCCATTTCATCCCCGTCTTTAATAGGTATGTACGGTTCTTTAGCATTAGCTACTTTCTCGTCATTATTCTTGGCTTCTTCGATATTCTCATCTAAGGCTTCCTTTACGCCTTCATCTCCTTTATCGAAGCACATTGTGATAGAATACATACCTGTGTCCTGTTCTTGAAACTTCTCAGTTTCTACAAGATTAGGAAACATACAGGTAAATTCTGTTGTTTCATGATATACATTTACTATCTCTTTAACCATTATCTATGCTCCTTGGTGTATTGTGGACAAAACCTTTTGACATTGCAATACTTGCTGCATCGCATGTTAAAACCAGGTCTATCTTCTATATAAAGATCTTCCTGGTCTTTTTGTATTATGATGAAATCGTTTGCGTCGTCTTCTGTATCAAAGAGTTTTACAGCTCTAACCTTCTTCTTCTTCATTACAGCGACTTTGCGTTCGCTTTGCCATCGCTCTTCTCTGTCGCACATGTGCTCATCAAAGAAGTGCCTTTGCAACCTTTTGTCTATGTACCACCTGGTTTCGCTTGCAGGCCAGTATGGTATATCATGTATAACCTTTAAAGCGCCTTCTGGATACGTAGAACCAGGTTTAACATTCTTCTCGTTAAAGTCCTTAGAGAACGCTACGATAGCTAATCCAGATACTTTCCAACCATCGCTCTTCATTAAGTCTGCTAGAACATTTAGTTGGTTAGTCCACGCTGGTTTTATGCCATATGAAAGAGCAAATGCGCCTACAGTTTTAATATCGTATATGATGTTATTTTTAATATCATATACATCAACTTGACCGCTGACTGAGTGTGAACCGTAATCTTTATGAAACCGCTTCTCTACCAACACGTCAGAATTAGACATGTTTGCGTACTCACAAATAGCATGAACAGCGCTTCCCCATACTGCCCAAGTTCTGTCGCTTACATCTTCTACGATATTATCTTTATTGGCTTTTCTTAACGATAATACCTGTGGTGAGTCGATTAGTTGAGTGGTACTGATATCTGACCGTTTTGGACCAGAAGTATATGGGTTATACTTCAGTACGTTACATAACCATTCGGGATAGTTGTGTTTATTGGTGTATTCTCCCAATTTTTATTCTCCTGAGTTAAAAAATAATTATATCATGCCTAGCATTTAAGATAAAAGCCTAATTTTATCATTTATTTCTTTATTGTATCGGGACACAAATCTTTAAAATCCTTAGCTCGCAAGACCACATAACCATCTTCAAATTTCATATATCGTTCGTGTAAATACACTATTGGTTTCCTATGTTCTGCTTCTCTGATAGCCTGTTCCATAGCTGAATGCAACCAATCTGGAAGTACTTTTCTGTGTTTTACTTCTATTGACAATGTTGGATGTTCCACATCTCTTCTGCTTTCGCCATTGCAACCGGTTCTTGTTCCACCGAAAAGCTTTGCAGCTTCTCGTTCTACATTTTTCCAATTACTGGTTCTCATTAAAAGCTCCGTCAAAAGGTGTACTTTTCTCTCCAACATATTTTTCATAAAAATCTTGTTCTTCTCTTCCATAGTCGTGAAATCTCATACTTTGTTCGCCATAATCTAAACCGCACATTGGTTCAAAACCTCCATGCCTATTCTTAAAACATTCTAATGCAGCTTGCGGAGCTGCAGGTGTATTACCGCCTTCCCTTGATTTCTCTTCTGTCTTATTTCTATGAACCATGAAGCCTGCATCAACAAGATCTGTTAACTCTGAAGCTCCCTTTATGTCATACTTACTACATCTCTTGGTTTCATCATCTGGTTTTCTAACGTGGGCTACCAGATGTATGCATAGTCCTGTATCTCTACAGACATTAGCCAATATGTTTGCAAAGTTCTTCTGAGCTAGATATATGTTTCTTTGTTCTGAACCTAGATTAACCTTCATTAAAGAATCTATAACGAACTGGGTTACACCTAACTCTTCTTGTGCATACCTTGCTGCAGCTATAAGCTGCTTAGCCCCACAATCTATTTCCCTGGTATATATCCACATCTTCTCGTTTAACCAACACCACGCCTCTTCAGCATCCTCTGGGTTTGGATATATATCTCCAGTGATCTGTCTTGCTAGCCTTTCGAGCTGGTATATTGGTGCTAACTCTGGAGACCAAAACAAAACTTTCTCATCTCTTGTTGAATAGTCACCAGTCATTAGGTAAAGCATAACCTGCTGCACTATAAGACTTTTACCATGCCCATTCATTCCAGCCCATATAGTTAATGTATTAGGTAGTATTCTGAAATCTATATCCCATGGCAGTCTACCGCCTGGTTTTTTATCTTTATTTCTTAGGTGTTTTAATGCATCATCAACGAATATTAAAGGTGATTGAACAAACGACTTCTCTATTCCTTCCGAATACTTGTTAATCTGTTCTTCATCAAGCTCTAAACGCGTTGCTATTTCTCTTGCTCTTTTGTAATCAACCATTAAAATTCACTCCAAAATTTTTCTTTCTTCTTTAATGGTTGCGACTCCCAAACCCTTGTTTCTAAATACTTTCTCAGACCTGGAATCCATTTGCCATCATCGTTGGTCCACTGTTCTGATTCTTTGCGCTGCTCTAAATCTTCTACAATCACGTCAGCAATAGCTTCATCGCCAAATTCCCTCCACGTTTTCATATCACGGGCGATTGTGTTGCGTCTATGTTCAGGATAAGCCGACCACACACTCATAAACACTGACTTTGTATTATTCTTTTTATTATTTATATTCTTTGCGTCAGCTACGCTGCTGACTAGCTGGTCAGACGCGTTGCTCTCTACCTGCTGACTAGCTACGCTGCTGCCTACGTTTTGCGTGTATTGTATGTGTGCATCAGCCTTATCGCAGATGGTGTATAACGATGTTGTGCCAGCTCTTGCTGTTATATCTATGTAGCCGTACGCCTTCAAGTCTTGCATATAGTTCTGTATGCTGCCCTTGGTATACATAGGCATCATGAGTTGCAAAGCTTCTAGGTGTATTGGTCTAGTATTGGTTGTTCTTTGGTTACGCCATGCAAGGACAGACATTAAGCATCTGAGCTGTCCCGCCTTAAGACGGCTATCGCCGATAATTGTTGCGGGGAATATACCGTATCGATGTTCGATTGGCAATTTGGAAAGATCATATTCTTGATCCATAATGGTTGTTCCTGATCGCTTATTGTTAATTCAAACGCGGCAATGTATGTTATAATCCAATTTGGGCACTTGCCCTTTTTAAACTCGAGCATCATCAAGCAATCTTTGTAATGTTTATAAAACAAATCAAAGTGTTTGCCAAATCTAAACTCGGTTATTATTTTGCCATCATCTATGATACACCACGGAGGCAGTTTGTCTTTATCCGGTGCCACTAGCTTGTCGAGGCCAGAGTGCTCCCATTCCTGTACTTCCAAAACCTCCTGCACTTCTTTCTGATTCTTCAATAAATAAATCCTCTATACTAGTTTCTTCAGTTTCTACACCAGATACTGGAATCAATAAAAATTGTATTATCTTAGTATCAGCAGTTATCCACACCTCTCGTTTAGAGGCATTGATCAAATGAATGTGTATTTCGCCTTGATATCCTGAATCAATAACGCAAGCACCGGCTATCAAACCTAATGTTGTGCATATACCAGATTTGTTAAACGCAATTAACGCATAACCCTGTGGTATGTTTGCCTTGATACCGCTTGGTATCTTAATGCTATTGCCAGGTGAAACTTTGGTTACACTAAAATCAGACGGTACAAAGAAGTCTATACCAGCATCAAGAGAGTGCGCTCTTTTCGGTGGTATCACCTTCCTCACCCGTGAAAATTTCAATATGTTCACCTTCTATCTCCTCTACAGTTATTGAATATCCATCTTCGTCTTGTAGTTCCATGTTATCTTTAAGCGTTTTTTCAGCAAACGAAAGAACAGCTAAAAGAAAGTGAAGAACTGGTTTACTTGATGTGTTCAGCTTGATTTGGTAGTTCATCAATTGGTCCGTCGACTTCTCTTTTTGTTCCATTGTAATAGTCCTCTAGGCCCTGTATATACCCACAGGTATCTACAAGATTATCTCGTTTATGTACAAAACTCTCTCTTGCAAGCTTTAATGCAATCAACGCCTTGTACATATCCTCTATAAGCATCTCTTTTCCAGTCATACCTATATAAATTAGTCTAGCTCTTCCCATACTCTCGCTAAACTCTCCATAGTTGTTATGGTTAGTAGCTCTATCTACTACTATTGCCTTAGCGATATCTAGTATCGGTTTTGTATAATCTTCTTTATCCAAAGTCG